TCCATTAAACGCATCAATATTCTTTTCACTGAGAATCTTCTCAAAAATCCGGTCTCCAAGTTGTTTTATTTTGGTAACAAGAAATCCGCCATTCATTTCCATGCAAAATCTCCTATATAGTAGTTTGTTTTATATTATACCATATAGGAGCTTTTTTGTCAAGAGTTTGTATGTCTGAATAAAGGTAAATACCGATTTATCGGGCAGATTAACCGCCCTCACAGACTCATTATACCACGCATACCACTTTTTTCAACCACTTTTCCAATCAAATCCCCATCGGCACAACCACATCAATATCCGCTTCACGCTTAGGTTTGGAGATCCCCATAAACTGCTTATGGCACTCCCATAAATCAAGCAGCTCCCCGAACGGCATCAGCCACACCTCTTCCGAAGCGAGGTGCAGCTGCGCCGTGCCGTAATAGAACAGCCGGGTGAATAGTTCTGCGTCATTCACCCGGCTGTTACTGCGTTTTTTGGAGTATCTTCACTTTCCACATTGCGCTTTGTGCCTTTCAGCATAGCTTCGGTGATAGCGTCCTTGTACTCGGCAAGCTCGCCGGGGGAGGTCAGGAGTTCCACGGTTTCCTCTGTGAGAAGCGGCTTTTTATCGCTGTTTCTGAGATTATGTATCTCAATGCTCTGATTGCAAAGCAGAGTAATCAGCCAGATTATTTCATCCAGAGCCATCTCCATATTTTCGGATTTCATCAGCTTGTCACCGAGGTTATCCAGTCCGCCGTAGCGGTTAGAAATTGCTTTTGTCGCTCTGGTGGTGAGAATCATTTCATACTGCTCACCGCCGATCGTTATTAAAGAACTGCGTTCATTCGTCATTGCTAATACCTCCGTTACTTGTCTGTTTCAGCGGGCTTTGCCGTGAATGTGGGTTCATACACAGACTTGTACCAACCCGTGATTACGCTGTCCGGAACGTTCTTCTCGCCCTCGGTGGCTTCCGCTTTCCACGGGTGATTTCCGCTGCCGTCCGGCTTGTTTCTGCGGAGAACCGTGCCCTCGATGGTCGGCGTGGAAAACGTGATACTGTCGCCCTTTGTGGCAAGCGAGGTTGACGGAATACCAAACTTCACTCTGTACAGCCAGAAATAACGGTACTTGCCGTTGGACTTCTTCGCTCTGAACCCGATAGCCACGGGCTTGCCGCCGTCCTCACTGGTGGAAATGACCACGTTATTGCTGTCGATAGTCGCTCCCGTCAGAATTGACGCGGCTTCGTTGCCTATATCGTCAATGCCGAGGGAGAGCGTACCGCTTTTGAACTCCTTGACGATTTCGGAAGCGCCGTCATCAGCGTATAACGTTGCTTCCGCAAGCTCCACGGAGAGGTCAGCCGAAATCGCCTTTGCAAGCGAAGCGGGAACTCCGTAGGTTTCGTTGCCGTCACTGTCCTCGGTTATTTCAGCGTAAAACAGCTTGTCAAGACCTATTGTTGCCATTTATATCTCCTCCATTTCATAGTTTTTCGCCGTGTCAACGGCATAGTGATGATAGCCCGTATCGTCCTCGTGACCGACATATTTTCGGGCGGTTACGGTAATATCCGCATTTAGCAGCGCTTTCACCAGCCTGATTACGGTGCGGGTGTAGTTTCCTTTTGTGAAAAGTGAAATCCGCACTTCCTGCACATCGGCAGTCGGCACATTGTCGGCATGGAGTTCAAAGCTGTCGTACAGCGGAGTGAACACCAGATATTCGTCCGGAGCGTTACCGGAATATACAGAAGTCTGCGCCGGGATTTTCAGCTTTTTGGCTATCGCAGAGAGTTCCGAAAGCAGGCTCACAGCCCCTCGACCTCCTTTTCAAATGCGGATTTCATGGCTTCCACGCACTGCTTTTTCACAGCGGATTTAGCGGGCTTCAGAAAGGGTTTCGCCGACTGACCGCTTGTGCCGTACTCGAGGATATTCGATATTTTCGCATTGCTGCCGCCGTCCGTTCTCGGCTCGGAAAAGCCCACCTTGATGTCGTGATTTCCGTTTTTGTCGATCATAACCGGAGATAAGCCGAGCGCACGTTCAAGTTCTCCTGTGGAGCGGGATTTGCTTTTCGTTTCCGAACCTACAACGTATTTCAGATTACTCCGAACCTTTGCGAGAGCGACCTCGCCGCCTGCCTGCAAAACCTTTTCGGCAATGCTGTCGGTCTGCGCTCCAAGCCGGGAAATCCTCGAAAGGAATTCATCGGGCATTTTTACATCAGCTTTAGCCACTCGGCTGCACCTCCTTTGCAAGCGCTTCAATATACATTCCTCTGCCTTTCACATCTTCGACAGAGGTTATCTCTAATACGGAATCGCCGCAGAGCAATCGCATATCCGTGGATATTTTCACCCCCGGAATGGCGCGAAAACGGAACAGGTCGGTAGCTTCGGAAAAGGCGGCTCGGTTCGCCCATTTCTCACTGCCGTGCCTACCCTCACGATAGGCTCTGACTGTTGCTACAACGACATTGGATTCCGTCTGAAAGCCCTCGTCATCGAGCGTGACCTGTTTCTGCGTTATTTTTATCTGCGTGTTCATTTTACCGAAACTCATACTTTCCACCGCCTGTCCAGCCGCAGGAGCATATTCACGGTATCCCACACTTGCTTTCCAGCCTGAACATTATCTCCGAAAAAGCCGCCAGTGCTACCGTCCCTCGATTCATAAAAATGCGAGGACAGCATTATTACCGCCTGTTCCGTGGTCGGCGTCATTGCGTTTTCTGAATAGTAATTCTCGGGCAAATGCTGATAGCTTTCAGCGTAGGAAACAGCGGCGGTGATGAACCCTTTTATGAGTTCATCGTCCGCCGTATGTTCAAGTATGAGGTTCTGCTTTACTTTGGTAAGCAGTTCATTCATTACGAACCCGAGCCGGCTTTCATCTTAAGAATCTGGACGGCTTCGGGGAGAATCAGCTTACCGTCAACGCGCTCCTTTGCCACAAAGCCCACCATGCCGTTTCCTGCGTACAGCTCCTTGAGTTCCGCAAAGGAACGAGTTCCACGGTCGCCGATGTTGTAGTAGCTGAAGTCACCGAATGCGATTACGGGCTTTCCTGCGGCGATTAGGGGGACATACGGAGATGTGTAAACCTCATAGCCGAACAGCCTGTCGACCTCGCCCGCCTGGAGTGACGGCTGCCAGAGATACGCGCCGTTGTTGTCCTTCAGCTTGCGGAGCGCCGCAATAGTCTGGTCGTTCATGATGAACTTTGCGTTCTTGCGGTAGGGACGCTTGAGGGAGTACACGAGATTGATTATCTCATCGGCGGTTATTGCAGTTGCGCTCGCCGCAGTGACAGCGACCTCGCCGCCGCCCTTGTCGGAGAAAAGTCCGAGGGGCTTGCCGACACCGTCACCGTTGAGAAAAGCGTCCTCCTCCGCATTGGACAATGCCTTGCCGAACTGCTCGATTATGTAGCTTTCAAGCCCGAAAGCGTTGTCGTAGAGCAGCTCCTCGGTCACCTTGACCGCAACGTGCAGCTTGTGCGCGTCAAGATTGATCTGCGCAAAGGTTGCGTCACCGAAAGACAGTGCGCCGCCCTCGTCAATCCACGCAGCGGCGGGTTTTGTCGCGGCAATGTTTATCTTGTGTTCGCCGCTGGTGGTGATGGTGTGACCGAGCTTTCGCATGATATTTTCCTCGGTCAGCGTGTCTATAAGTCGGCTGTCGTACTCCTCGGGAACGAGATATCCGCCGTTAGCGTCAACTCCCTCGGAAAGTACATCGGACACCTGTCTGAAATTCGTGCGGAGAGCGTTCAGCATTGCCGCCTTGTACGCATCACTTGCACGACCAGTCTTTGCCTTATCACAACCTGCCATAGGCTTACCTGTGAGAGGGACTGACGTAGGTTTGGAAAGCTGCGCATCCATAGCCGCCATCTGCTCCATACGCTCGATTTCAGCGCCGTAGTCCTTTATCTTCTGTTCCATTTCAGCGTAGGAAGCCGCGTCCTCTGCAGACAGAAGCCCGTCCTTGTCGCGCTTGGTTTCAACGAAAGCCTTTGCGGCTTCCCACGCCTTATTGCGCTTTTCGCGCAGTTCAATAATAGTCATGTATGTTACCTCCAGTGCTTAATCAAATCAAGCCGAGAAAATAAATCCTCAGCTTTGGTTTTATGTTCGGTTTTCGGCGCAATTCTGCATTTCTCCGCAATCCTGCCCATAAGGGAATTTACCACCTGCGCTTCGGAATACATCAGCGAATCTGCTGCAGGCGCTTCCGGCGGTTCTTCGCGGTTCAGAATATCGTCCGCAAAGCCGAGTTCCACCGCCTTGTTAGCGTTCATCCAGGTTTCAGCGTCCATGAGGTGCGAGATTTTCGCGCGGCTCATTCCGGTCTTAATTTCATAAGCGTTCATAATGCTTTCCTTGACCTCGGCAAGCATATCTATCGCCTTGTGCATTTCTGCTGAATCTCCCATAGCAATCGTCATGGGATTGTGTATCATCAGCATTGAAACAGGGGACATCAAAACCTTGTTTCCCGCCATCGCGATAACGCTTGCGGCACTCGCGGCGATACCGTCAATCTTCACGGTGACGTTGCCCTTGTAGTCCATCAGCATATTGTAGATTTGTGCTGCCGCCACGCAGTCACCGCCGGGCGAGTTTATCCAGACGGTTATATCTCCACTGCCCGAAAGCAATTCCTCCTTGAAAAGCTGCGGTGTGACGTCATCGTCAAACCAACTCTCATCTGCGATAGTGCCATTGAGGAACAGCGTTCGCTCCGGGGTTTGCTCCTTCGTTTCCTCGTTCTTCACTATCCTGTTTGTCCATTTCCAGAACTTCTTCATTAGAATTATCCTCCTCTCTGTCAGCTGCCGCAAAGATACCTGCGTCAGCCAGTTTTGTCATATTGCCGTTTATGAGATAAAGGTCGCCGCCGTCCTCGGCAGGAATGCGGTCGAGATTTTCAAGCTCCCGAATATCGTTCGCAGACATCCAGCCGTTCTGCCTTGCGGTAGCGTACCCGCTCATTCGGCTTGCATAGTCGCCGCGCAGCAGTCCGTCAACATTGAACTTGATAAAATAATCCTGTTTCTCGCTTGTGGTGAGCAGGGAGCGCATCATGCTCTGTTCCCACCGCACAAGCCAGGGTTCAAGCGTGTATTTCACGAATTCAAGCGACTGCTGCTCAATATTAGAAAAGCTCGATTTTTCAAGGTCACCGACCATGTGCGGCGGCACTCTGAAAATTCGGGCTATCTCGTTTATCTGAAATTTTCTTGTTTCAAGAAACTGCGCCTGCTCGGGCGAAATACTTATAGGAGTGTATTTCATGCCTTCTTCAAGTACAGCGACCTTTCCGCTGTTGGAACTCCCACCGAACTGCGACTGCCACGCTTCACGAACCTTTGATGGGTCTTTAATCGTTCCCGGGTGTTCAAGGACGCCGCTTGGCGCTGCGCCGTTCGCAAAGAATTTAGCGCCGAACTCCTCGGTTGCAATTGCAAGCCCGATAGCGTTCTTCGCCATTGCGATCGGCGAGTAGCCCACAAGCCCATCAAAGCCAAGTCCTGGGATATGCAGGACATCGCCCGGCGAAAGAATGACTTCGTATTCCTTGCTGCGAATGGCTTCATCTGAGCCGCGGTAGTATTTGTAGTACAGCTTTCCGTTGGAATCACGGTCAACGGTCATTTTGTTCGGCATAAGTGGGTAGAGTGCCACAACCTCGCCCTTTCCATTGCGGATAATCTGCGCGTATGCGTTGCCCCAGAGGAGCAGGTGCGTCATAAGAGTTTCACGGAAAACAAACGAGGTCATTTCGTGGTTCGGTTCATCGTGGAGCAGGCGGTACAAGGAGTGGGCGATTGCTTTCTCCTTACCGCCTGTTTGCCTTTGTTGCGCGGCGTCCATGCCGCGCTTGGGGCAAACGGCAGCAACGTCCATGTTGTCGCCGTCCGAACGGTATTTGTAGACGTGTAGCGGTAATCCCGCCACAGCTTCCGACAGCACTCTAACACAGGAATACACGGCGGTCATTTGCATTGCGGAACGCTCGGTGACGTTCTTTCCTGCGGTAGAACCGCCCATGTAAAAGCGGTAGGCGCTGCCGGTTGTGCTGTTTTGGGGCTTATCCCTTGATTTGAACAGCCCGGAAAAAATGCTCATGTTGTTTCACCTCTCATAAAAATAGCAAACCTCTTTCATCATAAACGCTCGCCCCGTGGTCATTTCCGCAGCGAATCGCTCGGTCAAGTGCCATGATAGTAGCAATCGCTCCGTCAATCTTCTCTGTAGACTTTTCCTTATCAGCCTTGATGTTCCCGGCAGGGTCGGTGCGAATGTAGATATTGTCCATGTTCCACCGCAGAACTGGGTGACCGCCATGTGCTATCTTCTGTTCAAGAACCAGTTTCATCAGTTCCTTTGTCGGCGGTGACATATCCTTAAATCCTTGTCCGAAAGGTACGACAGTAAATCCCATGCCCTCAAGGTTCTGCACCATCTGAACTGCACCCCAGCGGTCGAACGCTATCTCTCGGATATTAAAGCGCTCGCCGAGCCGTTCTATGAACTGCTCGATAAAGCCGTAATGCACCACGTTTCCCTCGGTAGTCTGGAGGTAACCCTGACGCTCCCACACATCATAAGGAACATGGTCACGGTTAACACGCAGGGTCAGATTATCTTCTGGAATCCAAAAGTACGGCAGAATGATGTACTTATCATCTTCGTCAAGCGGTGGGCAACACGATGTTGCGAAGCCGTCCCCCAAGCGCGGCACGGACGCTGCGCCACCAAGGGACGGCGGAAATACAAGCACGAATGCCGTTATATCCGTAGTTGACGAAAGGTCAAGCCCACCGTAGCAGACGCGCCCCTCCAGTTCGTTCTCGTCTACAGCGAATGCGCAGTTGTCCCATTTCTCCATCGGCATCCAACGAACCGCCTGCTTTACCCACTGGTTCAGACGAAGCTGTCGGAAAGCGTTCTCCTCGCCAGGGTTTTGCTTTGCCGACTCGCAGGCGGCTTTGACCTTGTCGATACCGACTGTAATGTCAAGGCTCGGATTTGCCTTTTTCCACACCTTCGGGTCAGTCCAGTCATCAGATTCATCAGCACCGTAAATCACGGGATAAAAAGTAGGGTCGATTTTCCGCCCCTCAATTATATCCTTGGCTTTCTGGTGCGTTTCGTAGCAAATGCTGTGGGTGTCAGTTCCGGCGGTGGTTATAAGAAAATACAGCGGCTGCATTCGTGCGTCACCGGAGCCTTTGGTCATGACATCAAACAGTTTTCGGTTAGGCTGCGTGTGCAGCTCGTCAAAAACAACGCCGTGGATATTGAAACCGTGCTTGCTGTACGCTTCAGCCGAAAGCACCTGATAGAACGAGTTGGTCGGTGTGTATATAAGCCGCTTCTGTGACGCTAAAATCTTCACTCGCTTGGAAAGAGCAGGACACATTCGCACCATATCTGCCGCCACATCAAACACGATAGCCGCCTGCTGTCTGTCGGCGGCGCAGCCGTAAACCTCGGCGCGTTCCTCACCGTCACCGCAGGTGAGGAGCAGCGCAACAGCGGCGGCAAGCTCGGACTTGCCCTGTTTCTTCGGTATCTCAATGTATGCCGTGTTGAACTGTCGGTAGCCGTTAGGTTTCAGCGTTCCGAACAAATCTCGGATTATCTGCTCCTGCCAGTCGATTAGTTCGAACGGCTTTCCAGCCCATGTGCCTTTGGTGTGGCACAGATTTTCGATGAACATTACCGCATAATCGGCGGCTGACTTATTGTAAGTGGAACCCTCTGCCATATAGGGGGTCGGTGTGTATTTTTTTAAATTGCGCATGATATGTTCCTTGATTGAATTAAGCATTACTTTATGGTATAATCTATCTTGAGGAGGTGATGCCGCTTGATAAATATATTCGAAGCAGTGTTTTTACCACCTCGCGTCCAACGATAGCTGACCTTGAGCGAGAGACGCGTTCTTGCTACGTGAATCAGGGTCCACAATTAATCCGGAATTATCCGGAGGGTACTGCCATAAACTAGGCTTGGCTAGGGCTATGACCGTTGGACAAAAAGCAAGAGAGACACCACTTGGCAGTACACAAGTGGTGTCTTTTTATTTACTTACTGGGAATTAGAGTGTACTTCCTATATGAGGAACGAAACCTCTCAGAGTTGGTACTTTATGCCGCTTTCAATTTTACTATCATCGTTGGCAGCAAAGGATATCAGAGATAATCTGTTCCTCTGATTATTTATCGAGGGCGTCGAGTGCCTTCCGTGTGCCGCAGTCACTGGGCTGCCCTTTGGTGGCGTGGCGTCCATGCCACGCCTTTGTGGGGCAGCCTTCCGACATCGCGTCGGGGCAGATATATGTGTTGGGGTACTTTCTCGAAAGAGCGGGAACACCGCAGTACTGCGCCCCACAGAGTGCAACACGATGTTGCAAAGTGTTTGCCCCAGCGGCGCACGGACGCGCCGCATTAAAGGCAAACACATGGACAGGCGCGAAGTCCTGTTGCATTATCTGATTTCATTTGCAACCCTCCTGCTGTTGTTCAGCGCTGCGAGGAGAATGCTCTCGTCAAAACCGAAATTGCTGTAACCCTCAATGCAGGTTCGCACATACGAACCGCTCGGCATACCCAACGGACGATCCTCGTGCATGATATACACGAACGCTGTTTTGACCACCTTTTTGCCCGAGAAGTATCTCACAGGCAAGTCGAGTTCGGCTTTGTAGTAGAACGCGGGATAACCCTCGTACACATCAAGCCGCTGCTCATCGGCAGGTTCTACCGACCAGACCGCCACGGGAACTTCCGCACCGACCTTTGGCTCAATCGTGAGGTAAGCGCCTGTCTTGCTGCCCTTGAAAAGCAGTTCGTAGTCCTTGATGATTGCTGTTCCCACAGCCTTTGCCGTAGGACACCGCCATGCCATTTGCCGAACATTCAAGTTGCTGCCATAAGCGAGATAGTATTTTTTCATAGTGATAATCCTTTCTGAAAGGTGCGGTTTATAAGAATCACCTTTCTACCACCAAAAGCCCCACGCTGTGGGGGAGTTGGGGGCAGGAAGCTAACTCCTGCTTACTGCGGCCTGCCGTTGCGGAAAGCCGTGTCACCCTCGAGCCGCTTGGTGTAAAGTTCCCTTGCGGTCTTGAACTCGTCACCGATAAATCCGAGCCGTAAAAGCCATGTTCTCATTGCGTACTTGGGATTTTCAGTCTGCTGAGGATTTGCGCTTGCGGTCTTGACCTGCTTGGCAAGCTGGCTGAGCGCAAGGCAAAGCTGAATGTAGCTTTTCAGCTGACCTGCGTGAAGTCCGTTCTGCTTGCCGTTTGCGGGAGCGTCAAACTGGAAGAGCCGAAACTCGATTGTGCCCTTTGTAAATGTTGCGTGGAGGTTCAGCATATGGTAGCGGCTCTCGTTGTAGTGCGCCGACCTGCCGTAATCCGCGTTCTGACTGCCGTACCAGGTGTCCGCAAGCGCCGCCATTGTTTTCGGCTTTTTGCGGTTGAGTTCCACCAGGAAATCCTTGCTGACCGTGCGGCAGTAGCGGTTCATGCGGCTTCTGTCGAGGTTCAGTGCGCTTGCAAGCAGGCTTTCGTGGCTTGCCATAATGTTTGCGAGATTTCGCAGGCTCTGCGGCGTGTGCCCCTTAGCACCGATGTGAATGTGAACTCCGCAGCCCCTTGTTGCGTCGCTTTTCGCACCCGCTTTCCGAAGTCTGCGGATAAGCTCCTGCAGGGTTTCCATGTCTGCGTAGGTGAGTATCGGGGTCACCATTTCGCACTTTTCACTGTCCGGTCCGTGAATGCTGACGTCCTTCTGGAACTTCCACTCGCGCCCCTCGCTGTCCCATGCGGAGTAGGTGCAGTAGCCGTTGCGGTCTGCGGTGTTCTCGTGGCGGCGAGTTCCGAAAAAGTCTGCGGCAATCTGCGCCGCCTTGGCTCTTGTTATGCTGTTCATTTCAACCTCGACCCCTATGGTCTGGTTCATCATTTCCTTGATCTGTCTGGTGGTTTTCTCGTTCATTGTGGTGTCCTCCGTTTGCTTTGTTTTCCTTGCGGTACACACATATTAACTCTAAAAGCAGTATATAGCAAGCGGCTTTACCACAATATATTGAACGAAATACACACGCTGAAATTGTGTATATCAGCCACCGATTTTCTGAACCTCATCAACACCGAGGACAACATTTAAGCTGCTGCCGTTGTCCCACCGAACGAGGAGATTTCCAATATCGTCAACCCCTCGTACAGTTCCTCTTGCGCCTTTCGGAGGAGCCTGTGGGTCGTCCATTGAAACCAGTTCCACACGGCAGCCGACAGGGTATTCTCTGCGGTACTGCTCGATTTGCTCCTTACTCGGAAACTTCATTTGCAGAACCCCGTTTCTGAAAGCCGATGAACCCGTGAGGTTTCTCAGCAGTATCTTCCGCTCGGCCTTGTACTCCGAGCCGATGAATCCCAGTCGCAGGAGAAAGCAGCGGAATGCGTACTTGTCGTTGTCGGTTTCCTTTTCTTTCGCCGTAATCCGCTTTGCATTGGCGGCGAGTTCGCAGAGCGCCGAAATGAAGTGCGTGTATGCCTTGCACTCGTCAGCGCCGCAGTCTGCGAACCATGGAAACTTCACCGTGCTATCCGTGACCTCAATCGGCAGGCTGTCAACAGCCAAGGCTCTGCGGATAAGTCTGCCTTTTGCTTTGAGCAGCTTGGTGAGGTTTTCGACTGCCGAGCCGTCAAGCGGAACTTCCACTGTAAGCCCCACAGGTTTGCTGTGTTCGGCGCTGTTGGCAGCTGCGGGTACTTCCTCGGTATCCGTTTCCAGCGGTTCTGTGTCGGCAACCTCGGCGATGAATCCACGCTCCGCAAGGAATTCAATCAGACCTTCGATTTCTTCGCTGTCGGCTCTGTCGTCAAATTCAAGATTTCCCTCACGGGTCACCGTGAAATAGTCGATTCGGTAAGCGTAGGTCGGGGTTCTCATGTAAACTGCGTCCGCTCCCGTGAACTCGCTGATTGCCTTTACAAGCGGTTTCCTGTCCTGTGCGTTGTAGTAAATTGTCATGGCATTTGCCCTCCTTTGCGTACATATTAACTCTGAAAGGCACATGTATCAAGCCGTATTACTACACAATATTTTCGGGAGTTAGCTGTGTACAGTACACAATCCCCGAAAGCACAAAGAAAACACACGGCAGGGCAACACCGTTTCCCCACAGCTTGTACTCGGAAGAGTCGCTGTGGGGATTTTTCAGCCATGTACGGATCTGCTTTTCGGACTTCGGTTTGACTGCGCTGCCGATGATTTTTCTGTGTGTTTCAAAGACCTCTTTCCAGAACCGTAGTTCTTCATCTGTCGGCTCGTCCGTTCCGAGGTCTGCGCACCACCAGTCGGGAAATCCCTGCAAACGGGCGCACTCGGTTGGAGTAAGCCTGCGGACTATGTACTCGGGAGAATTCACTGTCGGCGGGTCTTTGTAATCGCTTGCCACAAGCGTGTTTGCAAGGTTTTCCTCGGCTTCGGTATGATAGGAATTCTTGCTTGTGCTGTAAACCAACGTTTCCGAGCCACCTCCGTACATTCCGCCTGCGGCTCGGAGCGCTCCGCATTTATCGTTTTCGCTGTACTTTGTGTAGCTGTCCTGCGAAAATGCGACAGCATGGCGGTCGGTAGCGTTTAACGTGAATGAAACGTCCTCGTTAATGCCGCTGCCTTGAGGACCGTTTTTATCGGCTCTGCCTATCATTGAACCCTGGACGGCTACGACTGCCACGCCGCCTTGGTTTGAGTCGGGAGAATTACCACCCGTATCTATCGTCCGTGATGTATCTGTTTCATAGCAGTTATGGCGTGCGTTTTTCGTACCGTCAGATGTGAAACGAACATCAAAACAGCGAGTATCTTCCACGACAAACGGCTGATTATTCCCGCCAGTTCCGTAGGTTGACGAAACCGTTGGAGCAATACCGTGCAACTCCGTATAGCGCGTATCCTGCGAGTGATTTTCATAAACAGTCGCAGGGACAGTTCCGGCACGGAGGGTGGGCGAGGTTTCATCTTCATAGCCGATACCTCTCGCTTTTGCCGAGTGTTCCGTGCAGAACCCTGCTGCGGATTCCATCACGCAAGGCGGGTGATGAGCTTCGGCTCGGAGTGTGCAAGTTACTTCCTCCGTCACATCCATTCTGTTGCCGCCCTGATCGTTCAAGCAGAATGCGCTTGTCGTTCCAGTGCCGCTTTCAGCAGCGGAGGCAGTTCTTTGCCACGTTTTGAAGCTCTCTGCAGAATACCCCGACAAGCCTTCGGACTCAAACAGTATTTTTCCGGCACATTCGCTATCAAAATCTGCGACAAGGAAGATGCGTTTTCTTCTCTGGGGGACTCCCCAGTATTGTGCGTCAAGCACTCGCCAGGCAATGGAGAAACCGTCTGCCAGTATCTCTCCTGCGTTTGTCCATTTCTCACATCTAGAAACAGAAATGCTTTCGTCCTTGACCTGCAACAGGCTTTCGAGGACGCACCGGAAGTCCTCGCCCTTGTTGGAACTGAACGCTCCGGGGACGTTTTCCCAGACCGCAAATCTCGGATATCTTCCATCAGTCGCACACCTCATTTCTTTTATAATTCTTACCGCCTCATAGAACAGGCTCGACCTTGAACCGTCAAGCCCGCTGCGTTTTCCGGCAATGCTCATGTCCTGGCACGGACTGCCGAACGTGATTATATCCACGGGCGGCAAATCTGCTCCGTTCAGCGTAGATACATCTCCGTAGTGTTTCATCTGCGGTAGCCTTTTCGTTGTTACCCGAACGGCGAACGGCTCGATTTCCGAAGCCCATAGAGGAGTAATGCCCGCAAGCGTTCCTCCGAGCGGAAAACCTCCACTGCCGTCAAAAAGGCTTCCTAGCGTAAGTTCATTCTTCATTGGCAACCTCCAGTTCGGAATAGGGTATCGTCACTCCGTCACGAACCACAGACACATTCTCCGCAGAGCCAACCTGTTCGATATACCTTTTCACGATTACATCGCAGAACTTTTCATCAAGCTCAATGGTATGACAGATACGGTTTGTCTGCTCACAGGCGATAAGCGTACTGCCGGAGCCTCCGAAAGGGTCGAGTACGATACAGTTGCTCATGCTTGAATTCTTTATGGGGTAGGCAATAAGCGGAATGGGCTTCATTGTCGGGTGGTCGCCGTTCTTTTTCGGCTTGTCGAACTCCCATATTGTCGTCTGCTTGCGGTCGGAGTACCACTGATGCTTGCCGTTTTTCTTCCAACCGAACAGGCACGGCTCATGTTGCCACTGATACGGCGAACGGCCGAGGACAAGCGACTGCTTCTTCCAGATACAAGTACCGGAAAGATAAAATCCTGCGTCTGCAAACGCTTTGCGGAAGTTAAGCCCCTCTGTATCTGCGTGGAAAACATAGATGCTTGCATCGTTCGCCATAGCTTTCTCCATGCAAGTGAAAGCGTCAAGCAGGAACTGGTAGAATTTCTCGTTTTCAAGATTGTCGTTCTTGATTTTCCCCGCTGAACCCTCATAATTCACATTGTACGGCGGGTCGGTAACCACAAGATTTGCCTGCTTTCCGTCCATAAGGAATTCGTAGGTTTCGGGTTTTGTACTGTCACCGCAAACAAGTCTGTGATTTCCGAGCAGCCAGAGATCGCCGGGTTTTGTAATGCAAGGTTTTTCTATCTCTGCGTCCACATCGAAATCATCGTCCTTGGTATCGGAATCATTGTCAAAAAACGCCGCAAGTTCCTTTTCGTCAAAACCCGTCAGACCAAGGTCGAAATCGTCCGCCTGCAAGGCTTCGATTTCAACTTTCAGCATTTCCTCGTCCCAGCCCGCATCAAGAGCCATTCGGTTATCTGCGATTATGTATGCTTTCTTCTGCGCAGCGGTGAGGTAATCCACAAATACACAGGGTACTTCAGAGATGTCCTCGGCTTTTGCGGCAAGAATTCTGCCGTGACCTGCGATAACATTGAAATCCCTGTCGATAATAACTGGATTGATAAAACCAAACTCACGCAGCGAGGAACGCAGCTTGTTCAGCTGCTCCGGCGAATGGGTTCGGGCATTGTTGACGTATGGTATCAGCTTATCTATCGGGACAAGCTGCATTTCACTGGTCGTGTTCATCTGACGTTCCTCCTTTTCAGAACCTTGTGCAGACCCTTTCGAGCATCCGCAATATTGCCTTTAACAGCCTGTCCCTTGATTGTTCGGTATTGCTGTACCGTGAGGTGAGGTCGGTTGTTTTTCAGTTCCTTGAAAAATTCGATGGTGTCCTTTGACATAGCGTTATCCTTTCCTTGAACGCAAGAGCCGTTCCATAGCGTCGTTCAAATCATCACCGACAGGCTCGGTGCAGTTTTCCTTGACAATTCCGTAAATCTCATACCAGATGAGATTTGCGTTTTTCTGAAATTGCTGCGACATCTGCACGAACGGCGAAGCAATAACGCCGCCCGTGGTCGGGTGCTTGCCGAGCAAGCCGTAAGTGCTGATTGCTTCCTCGCACTGAATGTATCTTGCGTATGCCTGCGCATAGGCTTCGATGAGCCGCTTGTTTACAAGGTTCTCGCAATTACGCTGTTTAAGCCACAGCCATGTTTCTCGGTATATATCGTCAGCGCCGAGCGGAACACCGTTCTTCTGCCGTGCCGACAGATAGTCGCTTGGCTTCGGCATATCCGTGCCGTTCAGAACAGCTCCCTCCGGCAGGTCGACCGCTTCAAGCTCAGCTGTATCGAGCGCAGGAATATCGTTGCTTATGATTTTCACCGGAAGTCCTTTCTGCTTTTTCTCTGCGGCAGGAGCGGGTTTATCTCCGGCGCGTACCCGTCTGCCGCCTCTGTTTGTGCCGTCCTTTGCCATGATTTTTCACCTCCGCAGGACAAGAAAAAAGGACGGTTCGCACCGTCCGAAAATGATTTGTGGTTTAATACCCCGTTTGAACCCCGATTTTTGCGCACGAAGCCCCGGGCCGCTGTCCGCAGTAAAGGTCGCAGAGATTCTGACCGCCCCTACCGGTCGCCGAGGTCGTGGTGTATTTTCGTATGACACGACTGGCACAGCGACATCAGGTTGCTGAAATCATTACTGCCGCCGTGTGACACGGGAACGATATGATGTACCTCCTCAACCGGAGTGAGCCGACCCTCTTTCAGACACATCTCGCACAGCGGGTGAGCTGCAACGTACCGCTTTCGTATCTCCCGCCATGCTCTGCCGTATTTCTTGTTGCTGTCGGCAGGACGGATTAGCTTGTTGTAGCGGCGGTTCATCAGCTTTGCGTGTTCCTCGCAGTACTGTCCGTCACATCTTTTGGGACAGCCGGGGTAGGAACAGGGGCGCTGTGGTCGTCTGGGCATGGGTGTCATCTCCTTGGGTATAAGAAAAGCCCTGCGAGTTATAAAACCCACAAGGCTCTCTGTATATTTTTCTAAGTATATCATACCACAACAGGTTGACTGTGTCAACGGTGAACAGGGGTGAACTGCTGTGCACTAAGGTGTCCAATTTTCAGTAAAATTCTGAATGGCTTTTTCGTGCAGTTTTATTACCCACCTTTTTGAATACCCCATTTTTGTACTAATCTCTTTCCACGAAAGGAACATCAGATACTTGTACCGAAGAACAGTACGCTCGTTTGTGTTCTCCAAATCATCAATTGCTTTGCCGATGGAGTATTTAAGTTCAGACAATACGCATTTGTCGTTCTGGATTTCTTTTTCAAGTTCGAGTGCCTTGTCAGTGTACCTTACGAAAGGCGGGTCGGTATTTCTTGTTCCCGAAAGCCGCTCTCCGAAACCGCAGCCGGATATACCGCTTGCCAAATCACGCAGGCTTTTCAGTTCAATTTCCTTGTCGTGTATCTGACGGTTCATTTCAGATGCGCTTGTCAAAAATTCCTTTGCTGTCATACCGACACCTCCTTCAGCTTTGCAAGAAGAACCTCACCGTTGAGATCTGTAAGAATGGAGAAAAAATCTGAACGAAAAAAGCGTTCAATACTCTTTTTCTCACTCTGAGCCGCTTTGTCATTAGGGTTCAGAGAAAGTTGGTTCAATGCGGTGCGGTAATCCTCGACTGCCTGTACGATTATGGCGTTTGCAAGATCCTTGTATGGGTTCATTTATGTACCTCTGCTTTCACTGCGGTGATAAGCGCCGCCTGCGTTGTGTCCTTTGTTTTCAGTGCTTTCAATATCTGCTCGTCAATAGTGCCTTTGGCGATTATGTGTTGAATGACCACGGTATCCGCAGTCTGACCCTGTCGCCACAATCGGGCGTTTGTCTGCTGATAGAGTTCAAGCGACCATGTAAGCCCGAACCATACCAGTGTTGAACCGCCGTTCTGCAAGTTCAATCCGTGTCCCGCAGAAGCGGGGTGAATAAGCGCAACCGGGATTTTTCCGCTGTTCCAGTCGGAGATATCTTCGCTTGACTTAATCTCTCGGACATCAAACCGCTTTCGGATACGCGCCAAATCATGCTTAAACCAGTAAGCCACAAGCAGCGGCTTGCCGTTCATGCTTTCGATTATATCCTCCAATGCGTCCAGCTTGCGGCCGTGTATTTGTATCACTGATTCATCATCGGAATAAACCGCACCGTTCGCCATCTGCGACAGCTTATTTGAAAGAGAAGCAGCATTAGCCGCAGTAACCTCATTGTCCTCGGTGGAGAGAATGAGGTCTTTCTTCAAACGGTCGTATTTCTCTTTTTCCTTTTCGGAAAGCCGAACCGTGTATTCCGAACTCATGAGTTCGGGCATTTTGAGGTGGTCGGCGGCTTTCATGGAAATCGTGATGTCCGAGATTTTGTCGTAAATCCGCTGTTCCGCATCGGGTAACGGCTTGTAGCTGTAAATCACCATTCCGTTACACTTGTCCGGCTGAAAGTAGGTGTTTCTGTACTGTCCGATAAGCCTGCCGAGCCGCTCTCCCATATCCAGCAGCTTGAATTCTGCGAATAAATCCATCAGACCGTTGCCCGCGGGAGTGCCCGTAAGCCCGACTATGCGTTTCAGCTTCGGTCGGACTTTCATAAAAGCCCTGAATCGCTTCGACTGATGATTCTTGAACGAGGATAGCTCGTCAATAACAGCCATATCGAAGTCGAACGGTAGCCCGCTTTCCTCTACAAGCCACTGAATACTCTCTCGGTTTATGATGTAGATATCCGCAGGAGTGGAGAGCGCTGAAATCCGCTCCTGCGCCGTTCCGACAACCACGCTGTACCGCAGATTTTTCAAATGCTCCCACTTTTCGATTTCAGCGCTCCAAGTATCTCGAGCCACTCGCAGCGGAGCAACCACAAGTACCTTGTGAACCTCGAAACTGTCGAAAAGCAAGTCGTTTATTGCCGTCAGAGTTATGCTTGTCTTGCCAAGTCCCATGTCGAGAAGAAGCGCTGCAATCGGGTGGGTGGTTATGAACTCTGCCGCATACTGCTGATAATCATGAGGACTGTATTTCATCAAGTATCGCTCCTATCTGCTCTATGCTGTCAATGACATACACATGAAAGCCGAGTTTCATCAATGTTTTGTGCCTTGCTAACTGCAGGGGACGTGGCTTTTTGCCGGGAGCTTTCAGTTCCGCAAAGGCGATTTTGCCGCCCAGGAGAAGTATCAGCCTGTCCGGCATTCCATCAAAATTTGGTGAAACGAATTTCAGACACATACCGCTTTTTTTCTTGACTGCCTGCCCCAACTTCTGTTCTATCTGTTTCTCACGCATTTTACGCTCCTTTTTCTTCAATGGTGTTGGTCGTAGGCACTCGTTTCATAAAACTCTCTATAAGGCATTTTTTGTCATAAAACAGCCCTAAAGGGGGGGTTATACTAAGACTATCTACGACCACCACCCATTAAGTATCAATTCTCCATAAAATCAGTTTTTAAGCGGATTCCATGGACTACAACACCCGTTTTTAACTTGTGTCTGTTGAAGCCAGCAGAATCCAATCCTGTGTAAAAATCCGTGGTGCTTCTCGTGTATTCTCCGTTTCTCGCGCAGTAGGCACGATATTCTTGATAGAATTCGCCCGACTTCTGCGTATATGATGGGTCAACCTCGCAGCAGTCCTCAATGAACATTGAGAGCCAGTCGTTATTTTCACGGTAATGCTCGATAGCGTCACGAACGCATTGCGGAACAGTCAGCTTGAAATTGCATTCGATCACCTTTTTTGCTCCCTCAATGATCCAAGAAAGCACAGCACCGCCTGCCTTTTCTGAAAGGTAGTCCGCATAATTTTTGATGTCAGAATTGCCCTCGATTTTCGCATTGAACGGTATGACGATAAGCCTGCGCCATGTACCCTCGTCATTTGCTCCGACCCTCGGAAGATGATTTGTGTACAGTACAAGCGTGTGCGTGGGAGTATATCTGAATGGATCGCGGTATTTCTTTTCTGCGGAAACTTCATCAGTTGAACACAGCTGCTTTACCACCGAGGTGTTAAGTCGCATACCCTCCTCAAGTTCTGCCGCAATAACAAGGCGTTTCCCCTTAAGTTCAGCCATTTCAGGCTTGACATTTCGCTTACAGCCAACCGTGAGGGCGTCGGCGGATATACTGCCGCTGTACGAACCAAGTACCCGTGCAATCGTGTTCCAAAACGTACTCTTACCGTTGCGACCCTCGCCGTAGGAGATAATAAGCGCTTCCATGTAGACTTTTCCGATTGCCGCAAGCCCAACTATCTGCTGAACATACCCGATAAGCTCGGCATCGCCGCAGAAAAAGCTGTTCACGGCTTCAAGCCAAATATCCATGTTCTCATTATTGGGAGATACAGCAGTCGCCTTGGTTATGAGGTCGTCCGCGGAGTGCTCCGAGCTCGTCCCGGTTCGCAAATCGTATGTAGCCGCCGGAGTATTCAGCAGGAATTCCTGCGAATCGAAATCCTTAATATCCCGCAGCAGCATAGGCTTTGCCGCCTGCAGTGCGGAAGTGATATACTTCATATCCCTGCGTTTCATTACAAAGGTCTTGTACACCAGTGCCGTCATATATTCAGCAAAGGCTTTTTCGCTTTTCTCGTCTATCGCCTTTTCGAGAGCCTTGCCGCCGGATATGACAGTTTCCCTGTCTATTCCGGATTTCATAAGAGCCTGCTGCGCCTTTTCCAGAGCAGTTTTGGCTTCATCAAGCTGTTTGTCTAGGAAGTCCTCGCAGGCTCCGACAGCAAGCTGCTTTGACTCTGCCCAGCGGATCCCATCATAACGCATATAATCCGTTGCGTCCGTGAATACAAGTTCGCCGCCGTACTCTCTGGCGAGAACCTTAGCTTGTCCGATGTCGGAATAATCTTCGGGCTTGAGATCAAAACCGGAATCATACTGCTCGGGCGGGATATATCCGTCCTGTTTTGCAACCTTTTTGCCGAATTTGACGGCGCTGTTCCAAATGGTTTGAAGTTCCGAATCGTCAAGCGGAGGATCGCACTTTTCAGCCTGTTTCAAATACTGTTTGTACGCTTCGTTAGTGTTCCCAAGCCGCTTTATAATGCGCCCTGCGTAATGTGACATAGTGCTGTTGCGGCTGCCCTCGGGTACACTCGCACTGTTATTGTCCCACTGTTCAAAATCCGCATTGTCGAGGAAATCTACGATGGACATATCTCCGTTGTATATTTCTACCTGCGGGTTCGGAACTCCGAAAAGAAGTCTTGCACTGTCAAGCGCATTCTTGTCGAAATATGGAAACTCTGCCGCAATGCGCTTTTTTAAGGCTGTGTATTCTGTGCTATCCGTAATCGGTGGAATAGGAAAGTACACGTGAAATCTCGGGCGAGGTGATTTTCCGCTCTTCGGAAGCATATTATTGCGGCTGTACACGACTACGAACTCCACTCCCGGAAAAGCCATAGCCACCTCAAGCGGAGTTACCCAGTCGCTCGGATCATCGGAGTGGTCATTGTCGCAGTCCATTGGGATATTGTCGGAAGAAAGAAAATCCGTATTGCTGCGATGATTATTTGTGTACTCGGCTGCAACGTGGTCAAATGCCACAGCAGCTTTCATAGAATTTTCGTCTGTTATAACGCACTTGTGGGGGTATATGCTGTTAGGCAGACTGCCTACGCAGTCTGCCGTGTATAACGTGAATTTCATTATTATCCTCCATTCTTTAAATTCTAACAGCTGATAGAGCCGTCAATAATATATGGAAACTTATTATACAAATGGTCCACTATATTTCAGTCTTTCTTATAAAAGTTACATTCGTACCCATCAGCACGGAGCGGAAGCCCCTTTGCCCACGGTGGAGTTCTACCCATCATCTCGCAGATTTCAGATACATTTGTATCTATCGGGCATTCAATGATAAGTTCATCATGAACATGACCGCAAATCCGATAATCCCGCAGCGTCCGCATAGCATAGCAGAGAATATCCCGGCTGACCGCCTGAACGATGTTCTCCACGAACTTAGGACCGTAGCTTTCAATGCGTTCCAATTTCTTCGTTGCGCCAACGCCCTCGTAAGTGACGGACTCGCCGCCGAACTTATTCTCGCCGATACGAGGCTTGACATAGGAAAGCCGCCTGCCGCTCGGCAGTGTGATGAACAGCATTCCGCTCTGATATTCAAACTGAATGCCATGTGTGTCTGTGCGAAGTCTTTGTCGTATTGTATCCTTCACGCAGCGGTCGACTTCCCACCAGAATCGAACAATATTCGGGTTGGAACTGCGCCACATATCCACAAGCGGCTGTAATTCATCTTCCGACAACCCCATCTCAAGCGCGCCCATAGCTTTCAGCGCTCCGACTGAGCCGCCGTAACCGAGCGCCAACTCTGCAATTTTACCTTTCTGTCGCAGATGGCCATTCACACCGTGCTTCTCAACGGGAACACGGAACATCTGACTTGCGGATGCACAATAGATATCTACTCCATGGGTAAATACATCAAGCCGCCAACGCTCACCGGCAAACCAGGACAGTACTCTTGCTTCAATAGCCGAAAAGTCAGATACCACAAATTTCATTTCCGATTTCGGAACAAATGCCGTGCGGATAAGTTGCGAAAGCGTGTCTGGAATATCATCATACAGCAGTTCTATGGATTCATAGTTTCTGCTTTTCACAAGCTCACGAGCCTGTTCGAGGTCGGGGATATGATTCTGCGGCAGGTTCTGTAACTGTATCAGCCGACCTGCCCATCTGCCGGAACGGTTTGCGCCGTAAAACTGAAACATTCCGTGCGCGCGTCCATCGGAGCAAACAGCGTTCCTCATAGCCTGGTACTTCTTCACCGAGGATTTTGCAAGCTGCTGGCGGAGTTCCAGAACCTCTGCAAGCTGCGGCGGTGCGGTTTTCAGCAATTCGGAAACAGCTTTCTTACCGAGAGTGTCTGTTTCAAGTCCGTTCTCCGAAAGCCACTGCTTCATCTGCTGAATCGAGTTCGGATTTTCGAGCGAAGTAAGTTCCTGCATTTTTGACGAGAGCAGCGCTTTTGACCGTTCATCAAACCGTATTGCATTCTCAACAACAGCCATATCGAGGGCAATCCCACGGTCGTTTATCTGCTGGTCGAGAGCGTATTCCTCCCAAACAAAATCCGGCGCGGGAAACTTCCGCAGCTTGTTCTGTATCAACATTTCAACCTCGACATCGCGCTTGTTGTATGCCTTGAACTGCGCCCATTTTTCGGGAGCGTGTCGGGGAAGATTTCTTGTTCTGCCGCCATTCGCCTTGGTAGCGGCGCAAGGGACACAGAAATACTTGATGAGGTCCTTGCCTTCTTTCAGTTTCTGTTCCGGTAAGCCAAGAACAGCACCCGCGCCGGCAAGCGACAACGGAAGTCCCATGTACGCCGACCACACCATCGAACATCTCCACGACAGAGAGTCTAGATACTCTCCGGACGGCAAACCGAGATATTTTGACAGACATACTCTTTCAAAGGTTGCATTAAATGCCCATTTGATAACGCTGATATCGGTCAGGGCAGTGAGAATTTCTGTGGGAATTTTCTCGCCCTGTGCAAGGTCGTACACCACAACATCGCCGCCGTTCACTGAAACTCCGAACAGCATTATCTCAAATGCAGGTGATTCAACATATCTGTACACACCACATTTGGCAAGGTCAATATCACTGAATGTTTCCAAGTCGATACTTAAGGTTTTTATCTTTTCCATAGTTCACCTCAAAAAGGACGGTAAAGTTTATCTACCGCCCTATTAGTTCTCAGATGCACAGCAATCTGAATGTTTCCTTGCCCTTTGGAGTTATCATCGTCTGAGTATCTGTGTATCCGGTCTTGTCGTTGACGAACTCCTTCATTTCAAACAAACCGCTGTCAACGTATGTAGCATACGGCCTTAGCTTGCCTTTCTTGGTGCGGAAAAGATACCCCTTGTCAAGCAGAAAACGCACGAAATCATTCTGCCTTACACCGAGTTCCTTTGCCGTGTCGCGAATGCCGGTGAGCAGATTTCTGTCAACGAGCATATCGAAATATTCAGCTTTCGGCTGCATGATCTGATTGGAAACGGTAAGCTGTGCGTTTTTCGCCTTTTCAGTTTTCAGTCTGGTAGCCAGTTCAATGAGAAAATCTGGAGAGGCAAGCGCCTGTTCCAGAACATCTTCCGTCATATACGCACCGTGCTTGCGGATAGATGGCAGAACCTCATCAAACACCCATCTCTCAAAGCGTTCTGCGCCAGGCAACTTGCTGTGTGCGATAAGGCGGTAAACATTGCCTTCCGTGATAAACTTTGCCTGCTGCTCTCTGCCCATGCTGTCTATGAGGGGGTAAATCGCCACCCCATTTTCTTTGCAGTGCTGAATAATCGCTTTCTTCGGGTCTGCATATCCCAAAGCGGCTGCAATATCCTTTCCGCAGAACAGCACTTCGCCGTTCTTCTGAATGGTGCGGATTTCTCCGAATTCCGTGTTGTTAAAAGTTGAAATTTCCATGTAAACCTCCATAAACAGCCTTCCCACCCACCCGACAGTATCAGACTGCCAATAATATTACTTGTGATCGTGCTTGCGGCGCTGCTTGATTATCTGCGCCAGTGAACTAATCATAGTGATGAGATTACCGATGACCGTTCCTACCGAAATGCCAAAACAAGCGGCAAGCATAATGCTTTCAAACTCCGTCATATTACACCTCAAGAAAGAAAATCATCATCGTCGTCGGTTGCGAAATCGTCCTCAGCGCGGGTTCTTCCACCGAGCGGCTCACCGTCACGAATCTTCTGCAGATTGTTCAGACCGCAAGCAATACCCTTGTTGCCGTTGGAGTTAAAAGCATAAAAAGAAATAGACGCTCTGCCGTAAACACCGCTGTAAACCTCGCTACGCTCCAGAATGGGGCTACAGTTAGCGTCCACGATACCGGGAGCGGTCGCAGAATTAGCATTGATGAAGTAGCTGTTTGCATACGCTTCATCATCGGGGCGCTCTGTATCGCCGTCACGGAGCGGATTCTTGATAGCGGAAAGCGCAGGAACGGAGCGTCCGTTGCCCTTGAGCTTGCTCTCGCCCTCCTTGTAAGCTGCCTCAATAGCCGCCTTAATCTTCTCGACCGTCCTGGTATCTGACTTCGGAATAATAAGGCTGACGCTGAACTTCGGAGCGCCGCCGTTGATGGACTTGGCTTCCCAGACGTTTGCGTAGCTGAATCTTGTGTTGGGTCCTGTGATTACCTTTGTAGGGTTTGTGAACTTTGTCATGTTAATTATCCTCCTTGAAATCTTCGTTTGCTGTATTTATCGCCGGGCGTTTGTCCGACATAGGTACTAAGGTTGGCTTGCCCTGCGGCTTTTCAATAAGCCCGCCGAGCAATTCGTTGAACTTTTTCTTACCGAGCAGAGCGGTCATTGCTGTGATACCGAGAACGCTGTGTTCGTATGGGTCAAATCCTGCGGACTTTACTGCTTCAACAACTGCGTTCTCGTCTGTGTACTTCCGATTAGAGCGTCCCTCGACTACCTTGAAGCCATCGTATGAAACCCCGATGAGTGCCTGTCGCAAAGCGTACTCTTTGACATCAGTCACCCAGGATACAAGCTCGTCCGCTTTTGCGAGAATAGCGGCAATTTCGATATTATCAAGCGTAGCAGGTGGTTCAAAATCGTAACGAGCGAGAGCAAGATTATATTCTGCGAGTTTTCGGCAAGTCGCTCTGACCTTGCAGAATCGACAATGTTTCCCTGCTTTAAAATCTCCATCGCCATTTGCAGCAAGCTGCGCTGTCGGGGTGAGGATCTCATTAGCCCAAAGGAGAAGTTCTTCTTTTGAAATGGCATACTCGCTGATGTTGTCGCGCCTTGGCTGAAATATTGCCATGCTCACTGCGGAGATGTCGTATATTCCGTCAAATAATTCAAGAGCGCCGAGGGCATACAACATCATCTGCGGGTTGTTCTCTGCGAGGACTTCCACACCCTTGCCATATTTGAAATCTATAACGGAAAGTGTATCGTCAGCCACGATAACGCAGTCACCGGTTCCGAAGCCCTCAGGGACCCACCTGGAGAAATCCAGTTTCTGTTCGATAAGGACGATTGGGTCATTGCAGGCAACTTTTGCTTTCTCAACATGCTCATAAGCGAATGTAGCATACTCAACAGCACAGTGCTCCATCTCCTCGTTGTAGTAGGTGAGGTTTTCTGTTGGGTCGGTGGTTTCTCTGCCGAGCAAGGCTTTCAGTCTGTGTTCGCAGAGGGTATGAGCGTCCGTGCCTTCCTGCGCATACTCACTTGATGTATCCGGCAGTTCGGAACAGAGTTTAGCAGACGGCGGACATTCGAGCCAGCGGTGGCTTGATGACGCCGAGAGAATTGCATGGTTAGTCGGCATTGCCTAGCACCTCCACCTCTGCGAGGACTGCTGCATATTCCTCCGGCTTGATTGCGGAAAGCTTATCCGCACCGTGCTTTGTGATGATTGACTTTACCTCTGCTGTGAAGCCGGCGCGGGATTTTTCGGCGCAGACGGCTCTTACTTCTTCAAGGGTAAGTTGCTTCTGTGTCTCTGCTGAATCGGTGTTATGCTCCTGTACCTTGTCGGCAGAGAAGAGCTCGTACAGCCAATTTGCGGTATCATTCAACAAAGATGCAGCATCTTGTAGATCTCTGATGGTCTGTTCCACTTCGTTTATTTTGCTCATGATTTGTCGCTCCTTCCATAGATTTTTTCTGCTGTTCAAGCTGAATCAAATTTCTTGCCAGGCGCTTTGAAACAACACTGATTGCCGTAAGCACGCCGATAAGTTCCTCATCAGTTGCAGATTCGTTGATTTTAGGCTTGTTCATTGGGAAATCTCCTTTCCGAGGTGATTTGTTTTTGCTGTCCTCAATATCCACTGGAGGGATTATGCTAAAGTGGTCCACAGTCCGCAATTTTTTTCTCCGGCTACTAAACTGCAACCGGAGAGGTAATTAAATTATTAGAGATAGTAATCCCTAAGTTTGTCCCGCAGCTCATCGCGAATCTTTGCCCAGTGCCGTTTGAAAGTTGAACGAGCCATACCCATAATTTCGGCGGACTCTCTCTCGGAATGGTACATCATCAATTCGCAAATACGCTTTCCTTCCGGATCAAGACGGTCGAGTTCTTCATACAAGGCTTCGAGCAGTTCCTTCTGAATAAAAATTGATTCGATGGCCTGCGAATCGTCTGCTAGAGTGTCGCCAAGGGTGAGTTCATCGTTTTCACCACCGATAACGGTGTCAAGAGATACTTTTTTGCCAGCTGTGTAGAACGGGCAACCTGGGCATACGCCATCGCATTTCCACAGCTGAGCTTTGGTGCAACTACACTCGCCGTTCTTCCGGGCATGATAGCGGGTGTTCCATATGGGTCGGTAATACTCACGATACAGTTCCTCGCTTACCTCTACAAGTTCTCCGTTGACAGGGATAAAATACTTTTTGGCTTCGCTTGACATAAAAATTTCCTCCGTTGATTTGCTCGAAACGGAGGAAAACATAACAGATACCAGCAAAAGGGTATAGTGGTGCACTGCTTGAAAATTTATCTCCATTTCAAGTATGCAACCAGCACATTCCAGTGGCTAGCGTCACAAATATATTTGATTGTAATCGTAGTCACTGGAATGTCGTCGGTACCGAACATGACTACAATTGGGTACACAGCAGTCGAAAACGATAAAAATTATATTTGCGTTTGCAGAGATAATGTTGAAATCCTCGACAAAATGTGATATAATACAAGGTAATATAAGGATAGCAATGTTGCTTTACATCTTGCGAGTCGTTTTCGTCTCATTTGTACAATTTAATTATAGTTCAATGCGGAAAGAAAATCGGCCACATAAAGTAACCGTTAAGTTATAGTGAAGTTTCCATTTGGAGGTGTCACCAGTTGAAAGAACTAGTTTTTGCAACAGTCTTAACAGAATTGAAAACATCATGGGAAGATGCGATTGCTGTTCCAGATTTGATAAATCTACTTTATGATGCTATTGCTGAGCCGGTAGGATTGACAAATAAGAATGGCGATCCAATCACGGTTACTAAAGGTACTGCAAGTAAAATCATGAATCGACAGCCTGGAGGCAATCCACATCGTTCTATTCGCAGCAAGTCTGCAGATAACAGAGTCCATATATCAATTGAGGAGTATTTCAAAAAGAATATAGTAAAACGATTGCTCAAAGGCAGTGAAGATGATCTGATTGAAAGATTTAAGGCGGTTATTAATGACGATGACGGGATAGCACCGGCTAAGAAGCAAGAGCTTCTGACAAGCGCACAAAAAAATACGCTCGCCATGTTTTTGGCAAGCGTATATCTCTATTCTTTATCAAGAGATAACGTGTTAGATGGTAGCAAAAGCGCTAAGCCTGTTACTGCTACAACAGAGCTTGAAGTTATTCCACTGCCTACTGGTATTACTGGCGTAGAAGGAAGCTACACCGATGCGCTCCTTGCTGCATATGGACAGGTAGAGGGGATTAAGCATTTTACTATTGATATGCTAGATGCTTATCCTGCTCACAAAGAAAATTTTAGTAATCAGAGAAAATATTATTTTGCAGCAGAAGCTGTTCGTAGAGGAATTCGTGATTTGTACGGTACGAAGGAAAAGGATCAATTCGAAGTTTTGAAGGACGAAATGTACGAGGGTGTTACGGAAGTCTGGGAGGACGAGGCAAAAAATGGGCTTGCGCGAATGAGAAAAGTTATGGCGCAGGCAACAAAAACATCCTTGGATAAATGCCGTATTTGCAGAGAAACGGAGTGGATTGGCAACAGTCAACGAAAAGGTGTGTGCCATTTTCTTGTTGGGGAAAATCGTTTGAAAGGTTGGGTGCGAGAAGATGATGAACAAGCTATTTAATAGTGTATTTGAAAATTCACTCCGTATCCTGTTGTTATTGGCAGAGTTTGATTGTGGCCAAAGCCTGGACAAGATTTATGCTACGGATTTCATGGTTACATACGGGGCTACATTTGGTGTAAGTGAATCTGATTTAAACGGCGATAACCAGTACAAGTTCAGTGAATTTGCATCTCGTCGTGAAATTGTAAGGCTGGCATTAAAAGAGTTGGTTTTAGAAGGAATGGTATTGCCGGAAAATTCAGCTACCGGAATTCTCTATTCCATTACTAATGCTGGTCGTGATTATAGTGCTACTTTGACAAGCGAGTATGCCGAAGAATATCGTAGCACAGCAAGAAAGATTGTGGAGATTGTTTCGAATGCTGCAGAACGAACTATAATACATAAGATTAATAAAATGTCAGCTGAATCGTTGAGGAAAGGAGCCAGGGTATGAGCAGGTTTTATATTAAAAGCATAGGAGCCTCTGGTCCCAAAGTTGAATATTCACAGGTGACTTTTGATGAAGGAGTAAACATTTTACATGGACCATCAAATTCTGGTAAGTCCTATGTTATTAACTGCATCAATTTTATGTTCGGCGCTTCAGAAGTACCTTTCACCAGAGAAAGCACTGGTTATAATGCTATCCACATGACACTGGAGTCTCTGGATGCTAGAACTGTTCAGATGACTAGAAGGATAATTGATGATAAAAACGGCAAAAAGAGCGACATGGGGGATAACTTAGTTACAGTTGTAAGTAATTTTGATGAGGTCGGATCCTATGATTACAGCATATTGAAATTAGAGTACAGTGATATGCTGCTGAAATTGATGGGAATTGATGAGAGACATCAAATCATTTCTACGCAGGCGTTTGTTCAGCAAAACCTCACTAATAGAAGCTTTCTTCACTCGTATTTTATTGATGAAGATAACATCTACGAGAAAATTCCAGCATTTGATATTCCTAGACACTCCAAAATCACAGCATGCTTAACAGCACTGCATTTCCTTTTTACAGGAGAAGATTTGCATGAAATAGTGCCTGCTGAAAGTAAGAAAGACCGTGAATTGAAGGAAGCTAAGAAAAATGCTGTCATCATTTACATTAATGAAAAAATCCAGGATTTATCCAAGAAACGTGGGATTTTGGAAGAAGAACTTGCAAAAGTTGAAGACACCGATGTTGAATCTAAAATAGAAGCTACATTGGAAGAAATTGAATCTATTGAGCACCAAATTTATGAAGCTACTGAGCAAAGCCATAAATTGATGGAAGAGATTTTTACCGTCAACACTAAATTGGAAGAAGCAACGTATCTTAATGAGCGTTACAAGGCACTTCGCACTCAGTATAATTCTGATGTGAAGAGACTTCGCTTTATAATTGACGGTGAAACAAAAGACTCTCAGCGCAAAAAGGTCGTGAAATGTCCGTTTTGTGATAGCTCAATGCAGAACAAGCCTGAGCAGCGCATTGCATATGCACAGGCTTCTCAGGTTGAACTGAATCGTATAACGATGCAGTTGGGTGACCTAAAAGAAGCGGAAAAGGATATTCAACAAGAAATTTGTGCGCTGGAGGCGCAGTTGCAGGAACTGAATAGGCAGAATAATGAAATCACTCAGATGATCAGTCGAGTATTGAAACCAAAATCCGCTCAGTTGCGTGTTATGATGGAATCATATAAACGCATTGTGCAGATTAAGCGAGAAATGTCTGCTGTGGATGCAATGTCTGTTGTCCTTAATGCAGACGCTTTTAATCGTGAGATGGAGAAAGAAGGTGAAAAAGTTGTATTTCATCCGATGGAGCATATTGATATGAACTGGTGGAAAAAATGGAGCGACACATTCGAAATGATCGTGAAAGAGTGCAATTACCCGAACTGTGTATCAGCAAGAATTTCCCCCGATACATACGATGCAATTGTAAATGGAAAACACAAATCAGACGAAGGTAAGGGTTATCGTGCATTTCTGAACAGTATTATTCTGTTTTCACTTATGAAAGCTCTGGAAGATGGAGGCATTTACCGTCCTGCGATGCTTATTTTGGACTCCCCAATTTTGACGCTTAAAGAAAAAGTACGGAAAAACGAACTGGCAGATCCCGGAATGCGCGCCTCGTTGTTTAAATACATGGTTGAAAATTGTGGCGATAACCAGATTATAATTGCTGAAAATGAAATACCTAACACAGTAGATTATAATACAGCTCATTTGATTGAATTTACGCAGGATGAAACTCAGGGCATCTATGGATTCCTTAAGAGTGTCCGCAACAGTGTAGATAGTTGATAATAGGAGAAAAACACATGGCTAAAACAATTTCTTATAAAAAATTATGGAAATTGCTCATTGATAAAAATATGAGCAAAAGTGAATTGAAAACCGTAAGCGGTGTTAGTACTGCTTCAATTGCAAAACTCGGCAAAAGCGAGAATATAACCACTGGGGTATTGGTTAAAATATGCGAAGGCTTACAATGTGATTTCGCAGACATTATGGAACTAGTAGATGAATAAATAGGATCTTGATTTTGTGACAAAGAAAGTATCGGTAAATACAAGTGAGCAATCCAAAAATTGTCGTAATTATGGCGTATGTTATGATGCCTGTATATGACGGCGTTTACTATACTGTTACGGAAATTAACTCTTCTGCACAACTTTTACGTTTAAATACAAACTAGAAAAAGAAATGTTGCTTGAGGGCAGTAGATTTACAATGAATTGTCAATTCCTTTAAGATTTCAAACAAGGTTTTAAGGAAAATAGAAATTCTCACCGTAAAATTGGGTAAAACACCAAAGTATATACGCTAAAATATAATTGAACTATTTAACGATATATAAACCTTTTAATAAAAGGTCAGAGCCGTGTGCAGTTGGTATCAAAGTAGGTCACTTCTTTCATAACAGGACACCAATTTTGATACAATGCGTATCTTGATTGGTGTCCGTTTTCTTTATTCGAAAATCCTTGTTTAATGGGATTTGTCAACACAATTTAACGAAAGAAGGCTCTGCGGTGACTGAAAAACGGTCACGGCAGAGACTTTTTTATTTTTTACCTTTATACTATTTAACGAAAGGTCGTAAGGGTGTGCATTTTCGGCAAGGGGGTGTGCACATTTTAATTATTCCTAAAATTAACAAAAAGCCGCAAGGCTGCAGTCTGTAACGCTCCATCGGAGCGTTGTCATAAGGGCAACCGGCACGGCTCATGATCTGAGCTACACTGTGAGATGAATAATAGTCGGTGAATTCCCTTGAAGTATATTGAGATCCTCGGTCGCTGTGCAGAATAATGCCGTTTTTCAGTACCCATGGATGCTGACTTATTGCCTTGGAAAGAGTCTGGATTCCAAGCTTGGCTGTAATATTTTTTCCACTTACGCTCGCAATAACGCAGCCAAATATTTTCTTTTTTTCACCATCAAATATATATTCCAAAAAATTCGTCATCCGCAGTATCTGAGAATACTCCATAAAATTTATTATTTAATTCATTGTCTTGATATAAATTGTCGGTTTCAATCTCATTCATTAATAAGCAATATACATTTTTACTGTCATATTTTATTTCATGGCTTTCACTGACCGAAAATTTTTCTTTAAGCAGTGATATAAGTCTTTCAGACATATCATTGCTGATGGAATATCTGTTATTCATTGCAAAATATACATTTGAGGTTATTGAATTGTCTGGTAAGTCGCTTCTGTTTTTGAGTGAATTTTTCTGCTTAAAATACATTTCTTGCCATGGCAGTATAAATATCGGTTTTACGGATAGCTCTTATTGCTGTGAAAACAGCAAGCAGATTGACAACCGATATAATCGTAATTACCGCAAAGGGATAAATAAGTAAATCAATGTACGGCAAATACGGAATTGTGGACTGTGGCGAAAAAACAACAAATACTATAACAAGTATTGCAGATAAAGAAAAACCGATGATATATCCGGGTATCGTTTTCTTAAGGGCGTCGACAGAGAGTGTCCTGAACAATATACCGTTGTTTGCACCGATAGCTCTTGCAACGGAAATCTGACGTATTTTGGATTTTATATCCGTGTTAAGACAGATAAATGCAAACATTGCGGATAGCACAAGATAGATGACAGACGAAATCATAAACGGCATTCTGGTCTTGCTTACTGCATCATCTGTATTATACTTCTGAATTGCAAAATTGCTTATCTGCAATTTTTTCTCATTTGCGAGAGCGGTTAGAATGCCGTCCAGTTTTCTTTCTTCGCTTTCGCTGAGCTTATTATTGTTGTTCAGGGCAATATAGCTGTATCTGAACTTATCGCTGATACTGCGAAGATATTTATCCGACATAAGAAGATAAGAACCGTTTGTAAACATGGTCGGGATGCCAAAACTGTTTTCATCGGCAACGGTAGCTCTGTCGGTTACTTTTATATGCTTTGTGATTATTTCTGGAATATAACCGCTGTCCACATCATTCGATATTATTTCATCGGGTATGATCATGAAGCTAAGATCAAATTCTTCTCCGCTTTTTACTCCACTGTTTACCGAAACAATGCGTTCTCCGTTGTCGTACTCAGATTGTGTAATATCAAGCGATGGGAAATTTTCTTTGAGAGTGCTGTAGTCCATTGAACCTACACCACAACCGTAAACCTTATCAAAATTGCCGACATCGGTTTTAGCAATTGCCTTTCTGAGTTCATCGGTTACATTCATATCTTCAAAACCGGCATCGGAAGGTACTGCGTTTTTATTGTTTGTGAATATGTAAGCGTTGATATTTGTCGTCATTCCTTTTGCCATAACGGTGAGATTATACTGAGAAGCCAGCTTTTCAGTTTCACGTTCAGTAAAGCCATTATATGACGGATAACTGTATGAGAAGTAATCCCGGTTCATATAACCGCCGCCGATAAAATAGACATAATCGTAATTCCGGTTGTTCATATCCGTGTTTTCAACGTAACCTATAGTATGCTGATCAGCCAGAAACGAACCGCCCGTTACAAGAAGCATAAGCGAAGCCAGCACTATGCTGTATGCCGCTTTAGACGTAACGGCATTTTTAGAAACCGTCCTGCTCCATAAAGAAAAGAACGAAACTTTTTCTATATTGCCTATTTTGATTGCTTTTATCTTGTTTTTGCTGCTTTTGAACAGAATGTGGTAAGCGAAAAATATCATTACCGAAACAAATGCAGACAGGGATAATATTGCAAACAGATTTCCCGACAGATTAAATCTGAAAAGAGAGTTTTTAACCGTTATCATGTTGATAAGTTCTGTCACCGCAAATACCAATCCGACTGAAACAACAGATGCAATAACCGAAATAAACAGTCCCTGCCACAAAAGCACACGTTTTACAAGAATGCCTGTTGCTCCGATATTTCTGAGAATTTCGTTGTTGCCTTTTTCAGAGTTAATAAGAAGCGACACACAGATATACACACCGAAGAAGATTCCTACTATAATTGCTACGGCAGATATATATGAAAAAACCGTATCGGCATTTGAACTATAGTAAGAGTTATAAAATCTGACGCTTTGTTCGTCGTTGACAGAAAAACCATCGCTTGAAAAAAACGGAATATTATAGTTTTCGTCAAGCTCCGCATAGTAATTGCAAACAGCGTTCGATACTATGTTTTTTTGCAGATAATCATTTTGTTTTCCGCATAGGATACGAGGAAAAGCTCTTGCAAATCCGCTGTTGTCACCGGCAACAAGTTGATGTTCTCCGTTTGTGAACAGGCTGTAATAATCGTTGACAGTACCTGTTATCACAAATTCGCGCTGTCCCGGGCTTTCGGAAGTCATATCAAGAGTGACTGTATCGCCGATATTTACGTTCAATATTTCAAGCATACTGTCAGTAACGGCAATTTCATTTTTATTTTCGGGTAGCTTTCCGTTTATAAGTTTCACGCTGAGAGAATCACGAGCAATCTCATCTGCATATCCTATGCAGTATTCATGGTTCTGTAAATTTGTATATCCTGTTATGCCAATTAAACCGCAATACCGCTCGGCAAGGGAAGAGTAGTCTACATCTTCTCCTGTGTTGAAAAACAGTCTGCTGTAATTGCTTTTTGAGCTGTTTGCCTGTAAAAATCCTCCGAAATTTGAAATGCTACTGTTTATCGGAATCAGAACCGCCGATGAAATCAGTATAGAGCAACAAAAGCAAATCAGAAGAAATTTAGGCAAATGACGGCGTATATAATTAAAAGCTATATATAATGATGCCAT